TTCCGTCCATAATGCCACGAACGACCTCAGCAACAGCCCTCTGATCCCCTCCAAATGGCGGTAATGTACGAAATTGCCTCATCGAGTACCCTGCTTGACTACTTCTACGTCAATTCCTACCGCCGTTTTCCAGTTATCTCCTGTCGGAGTCAATCTTAGACGATGATATTCACCGTTAGAACGGATAGAAACACGGTTTTCAGCATCAGCAGCTACGTTAGAACCAAATTCAACCTGTTCATTCAACAAATCACGGCTAGAAATCGCTACAGACCCACTTCCACCGTCCACAGTTGGCCTTACTAACGTCACCGTAGACCGTCCAATCGTTATATCGCCAGTCGTAATGTTCGCAGTCTTAGGCTGACCGGAGAAAGCAATGATCTTAGCCCCTGAAACACCTGCAAAAAGTAGCTGTCCACCAGCAAATACTCGTGAATCCAGCGGAATATCTAGCGCATCAATGCTAGCGTTATAGTTATCTACCTGCTCTAACGTCGCTGAAGGTGTTAGCACAAAGGAAATAGCGTTAGCTGTGGTGTCTGCATACGACCAACGATCTAGGTTGATCGAGTAAACCAGCATATTTTTACCACCAAAAGTATTATTGAATTTCCAAATAACTAACTTTCTGATAGGGTCAACTGTTGCTGACATCCCTGTAGGAATTTCACCCGGAATGGCGTTCTCAAAGAACCACCGATTAACCTTCTCAGCACCGATAGGCTTTACTGATTGACCGTCACAGGAATAAAACCCGTCATCCGCTAGGAAATACGTTAGCCCACCGTACTGAGCAATCGAGCCGTTAGAGATACATCCCAAAGACCTTGAGATAGCATCAAACTGAAAGAAAAACGGGGAGCCTGTGTAGCTCATCCGATATATGGCACGTTCTAGGAAGACCAGGCCATACTCGCCACCCGCTAAACCTGTAATGTCACCACCGTCAGGGATGATCTGCGTATCCGACTGAGAAGCAGCACCCGGAGTCCAGTCTGTCTCATCGTTAATGTCTGACCAATAGACTTTGTTCGTGTCCGTTCCATCGTTAGCAGCAACAACGAAATCCCGAACTACCGTGACAAACTTAGCCGTAGGTGCAGCAGCAGCTAGGTCAGTAACGTAAGTGGATACGCTTATCTCGTAAGCCTGTAGCTTGTCCTGACCGTTAGCCAGAATCATCTTAGACCCGTACTGGGTTACATCCCAACCCTCAACCGTTGAATAACCTGTAGTCGTTAAGGCATCCAAGCTAGCATCAGACGAGTCAAACTTGTAAACCTGAGTCGCTCCAGCAGCAAATAAAGCCACCTCACCGCCGAACTTACCGCCAAACGTAATAAGCAAATTCTGAGCAGCAGCATCAGAATAATCAGCCTCAGACCTTAGTGGCGCATAACCGTTAGCAACCGGATAACAGTTCTTAGCGTCAGTAATCGCCCCTGTTACTCCGGGCTGATCTGGTAGCCATTCACCAAAGATTAGTTTTGTCTCAGCCATGCGTCAGTTCCAGTAGGCTTTAGTGTCCAAGTGTTAGAACTTGGGCTTATGTCATCCCATGAGTCCGTTGATGCCTCAACTACAGTCCAAGAGTCATTGCTTGCAGGAATATCAGACCAGACATTAGTTTCTGGTGTTATATCTACCCATTCCTCACCAACAATGTAACCCTTACCCGTTATTGTCGCATTTGCAACGATAGATGCAATACCTTTTGATGTTACTGATGGCGTTACTGATAGTTCAGCCGTTCCATCAATACTCGCAGGTACGTTAAAGGTTAGGAATCCAGAGGCGGCTACAGTCGCACTACTATTGATCGCAGCAGTACCAAATACCAGCAATCCAGCCGTAACAGAAACACTCGCTGTACCGCTGATAGCCGCTGTACCAAAGATCGTATAGTTACCAATAGCGGTAACTTGAGCAGTACCAGTAATTGCGGCATTGCCAAATACCTGACGGAAACCAGATGCTGTAACTGTTGCTGTTCCGTTAATAGCCCCTGAGAAATGGACTATTCGGTAAGCATCAGCCGTAACCGTCGCAGAGGCTGAAATAGAACCAGCAGCACTATAGGTCAGACTTCCTGCCGCAGTTACCGTAGCAGAGGCATTTACAGCAGCTACAGCACGATGATCTACAACGGCATTACTAGATACTGTCGCTGTCGCACTAATCGCAGCAGACGCAAATACCGGATTGTCTCCGGTACTTGAGAATGTCGCTGAGGCTAACGGCGAGAAACCTAGCATTATTGCAATCCGCTAATCTGTGACGTTGTTAAGGCTGAAATATCACCACTTGTTAATGATGTAACGTCTGTGCTTGCCAAGGCAACAACCTGTCCAACCACAGTCTCAGGCAGTGCGTACTTGATCCATTCCTCGCTAGACTGTGACCAAGACCACTTGTAGCCTTCTTCATCAGCAGGTTTAGGATCACGAATCACCCATCCCGGTGGATACCACCAAACAACCTCTTTACCTTCAGGTGCAACAGGTTCGTCAGGCACTTCAATCCAACCGTCTGTGCCATCTGTTTCTGGCTTTGGGATAGAACCGTTTTTAGAGTAGAGCATGGTCAGTCCTTATTGCAGAGGGAAGGCCGCAGTTGGTGGCGTGAAGGTCGTGGTATATCTTGCGAAACCAAGAGTAATTCGAAAATCGTCGATATATCCGTTTAGAGGATAATTAAAAGAGCCAGACAACCCAGTCTGACCAATTACAAGTGGATTGCTGTCAGTAAAAATACTTCCACTCAATGATGATGAAAGGGTATTTTTTGTTCCATCTACATAAACAGAAAAATCAGAACCATTACGAACAAAAGCCAAATGCGTCCAAGTAGTAACTGCCACTGTCGATGTAGTAGCGGCATTAATTGTCCAACTTGATCCCGTAGTAGTCAGTTGAACATCAACGGTTCCACTAGTATTTATGTACGAAGTAATCCATCTAAAGTCAGCGCTAGAGTTATTTCGTTTACCAAATAGTGCATATGGATTCGTCGCGTTATTGCGATAAGCCCACATTTCTATTGTGAAATTACCAGACCCCAAATTAAATCTAGGATTATCAGGAATTACCAAGTAATCCCCCGTGCCATCGAAGTACATACTCGACCCGCCAAACTTACTCTGCGTCGTGCTGATCTGCGCGTTGCCTACAGTCTCAAGGACGTTCTTTGCTGTAGCGTCTGTGATGCCAGCGTTGGTGAAGTTAAGGAGAAGCGATACCGAACCAGCGGTCAACGATTCAGAACCAGTAAGCGGTGCGGTAGGTGGAGTGAATATCTGTGCGCCAACAGTCGTGCTACTCGTTGAATACGCTGAAGGAATACCGCCCTTAACAATACGCACGTTTGCCATATTTCCTTGTATTAACTGAATACCATTAGGAAGTGCAGCAATACCTAACGTGTTTGCCGTAAGGTTTGCTGAATGCGTAACCGATGCTTCTAATTTTCCATTAACAAAAAGCCGCAAAGCAGTTCCAACGCGTGTTACACACAAGTGATACCACTGCCGAGTCGAAAACGTGCTTGCGCTAGTTGCTATGAAAGTATTCGTGTAAAAAAAGAATTGATTAGATGAATTTGAATCCAAACTCCATTCATTAGTTACCTCGCCAGTTCTAATGCCAATGTAGCTTCTAAACGCTGCAAACGCTTCTGGATATGCCCAACATTCAATACTGAAATCTCCAGTACCAAATGCAAATGCAGCATTGCTAGCAACAGTCAGATAATCCCCCGTCCCATCAAAGTACCCACTACCACCTACTGTAGCCGCGCTATACGGTATCGTAGGCGCGAACGGGCTAAAGGCTTGGACGGATGGGTTACCGTTGACGGTTACTGCAATTTGGTTTGAGCTGCTATCAATAAATCTATTGCTTTGGCAAGTAAGCAAAGAGGTATTTGTAATTGCCGTTAATGGCGTTGTGCTAGGCGTAAAACTTGCTGAATAAAGAGATGTTCCTTTCAACACTCGCAAGTTGCTTACATATCCAGTAATTGGATCAACCCCTGTCGGGTACGCTGCAATACCCATTTGTCTTGAACTTGAATTCCAACTATTTGTCGCCGAAGAGCCTTCTTGCGTTCCGTCAAGCCAAAGTCTGTAAACACCGGAAGCGCGAGTAAGAGCTATGTGATACCACCTGTTTGCAACAATTGTTGTTGATCCAGTAATTAGCGTTCCTTGATTAGTTCCACCAACTCGCAAAACGCTGCCATTTATCTCAATGTTGTCATTTGCGTCGCTGAAACCCCAAGGACGCTGATATGTGCTTATCGTCCCTGTGAAATAAAACCATCCTTCAATGGTGAAATCGCCAGTTCCAAATCCAAGTGCAGCAGAACTAGCAGTTACAAGATAATCCCCACTACCATCAAAGAAATTACTCCACCCAGTCTGACTAAACGGTGAGAACGTACCCTGCGTCGTATTGCCGTTGCGGGTGATCGTAAAGTTGTTGGTAGACGAGTCTAGGAAAGTATTGTTTTGTGCGCCGTTAGTACCATTTCCGGGTAGCAGTAACGTGACACGGTTAAAGAACTCATCAACAGCAACAGCTATTGCGGTTCTAGCCCCCAACAGCATAGACATAATGCCACTCATGACACGTTTCCAGTCACGACACAAACCGTACCGCTAATGAATAGGATCGTTGCTACACCTCGCGTTGCTAGCGTCATCGTATCCTTGTCCGTATTCGTTCCAGCGATATAAGCCGTCGTAATCGAGCAGGTAATCGTGATGTTGCCGCTAGTATTATTAAAGATCGAGATAATGTCACCAGCAGCAAACGTCGAGTTCGGGATCGTAATCGAGCCGCTAGTACCAACACCAACAAACTCACCAATGTCTGCAAGTGCTAGTGTGTATGAGCTAGTTTTGTCTGAGCCAGACTGAGGAACATTCAAAAAGCCCAACGTAACGCCACTAACATCAGGCAATGTCTGAGTGATGTTGCTGTTAGTGTTAGCACTTTGTAAAGTATGCGTACCTGAACCACTCGCATTACCTTGAACTTTTAAGTTACTCATGTTCTTTCCTTAACCAAAAACCAGCCAATAATCATCCGTTGGGACTGTTACAGAGCTTCCTGTGCTTATAGTTATTGCCCCATAGCTAACAGCATCATTGCCGCTAGTGATCGAATACGCACCAGATACCGTCTTAGATGTCTCCCAAATAGGGAATTGCACCGCATTACCAGATGTTTCTTTGTAAACAGCCCGATCAGCAGGGTACGTTACGAATACATCCTTAGTGCCAGCAGAGAAGTTGACCAAAGCATCCGAGTTCGATGACTGTAGAACCACATCCCGGCTTAAAGTGCCTGAGCCTACTGTCCCGATACCAACTTCCCACTCATTCGATCCAGACAGGTAAATGGCGTAGTACGTTGTATTTGTGTTGCCAATACCCGCCGAGAACGACTGAAATCCAGTAGCAGCACCAGCAAGCGTAATCGTCCCAGTACCTGTAGTCGTACTGGTTTCCTTTACCCTGTCGTTTAGGACGAACGGCATTTATGCCAACGTAACGGACAAATTACCCGTTGAGATGGTGAAAATATCGCCTGTACCCACAGTCTTAGCCTCATCCAAAGCAGTATGGAACAGCAGGTTTCCAGCCGTTGACGCATCTCTCAGACCGATATAGCTCACAGTTCCCCATGAAGCCGTAGCCGTTGGGAATGTCACACTCGCTGAGTTCGTCGTTACCCCGTTACTAGGCGCACCAAACGTTACCGCAGTACGAGCATACGAGCCACCAGATACCTCAGTACCTGTATCCGCATCTGTAGGATCAGACGTATAAAGAGCCACATAAACCAATGTAGGGCTTGTGTAGCTCGTATTACGGAGAACAGCGTTAATCAGCGCATTTTCGAGGTGGTTCGACATTTCTGCCATGATTTACTCCTTAAATCGATTGGCCTTGCTTCTATTTTCAAAACGGGTAATGACTCTTAAATTCCACGGAACGTGAAGCCCACAAACATTGTCCCCCATAAGCGGAACAATATGGTCAACCTCATAATTTATTCCTGTTTCCTTAGTCTTAGCCCTAGCTTCAACGTAAAACTTTTGTATCTCTTGCTTTAACTCACCATTTACCCATTTTGGTACTGCATTTCTTTTTGCTGCTCTAGCCAATGCTTGCCAAGCAAATCTTTTGTGTTTTGTCTTTTCGTAGCACTTTTTGGCAATCTTTCGATATTTTTCTTTATTTGTCTTTTGCCAGTCCGATACAGTCTTTATTATGCGTTCTTTATTTTTTTCATAGTTTTCATAATGATGTTGCATTGCTTTTGTACGCTCAGATTCAACATTTTTAGCATACCATTCTTTTTTTGCAACTTTAGCGCAATCCTTACACCACCTATGCAACCCATCCTTATTAGCAGAGCATTTAGAAAACATTTCTAAAGGCTTCTCAACATTGCATTTTGAGCAATGTTTCACAGATTTACCTCACGTTATAAGACATAGACATAGGCTGACCGCTGTATTCACTCGACTGGTCAGAGTTCGTAATCGCAGTTACAGCACGATCATATAAGGTTGCCCATGTCTGAATACGGGCATCATTCATTAGGTACGGCTCTGCTTCAGCCAAAGACGCATACAGCAAAGCATCAGGATAGTTTGCTAGGAAGATGTTGCTAGAATTGCTATCTGACAACAGAGTAGGCTTGCCGTAGTACAGCATCTGAAGCACATAAGTACCGTCTGGAGATGGTGCTAGCTGTATCTCAGAGCCTAGAATCGTGTAATCAATAGGCTTACCACCCTCTGTAACCCTAGACTCAGCGTAGAAGCTATTAGGAGCCTTGTAGCGCAATGTAGTCACCGGATTCGTGTTCAGGTGAATATCGCGCATCTCTAAGAAGTCTGTAGGCAATCCAACAGTAGAATCACCACCTGTAGTCGATGCCGTTGCGACAATCAACATCTGCCGAGTCCGAATGTCTCGACGTAGCCTTTCCTCAGCTAGTCGGATGAAATCGGGTATCACCGATGTTAGATCACTACGGGCTAGATAATTCGCTACCGTAGTCTTTAGTTCCGAATAGCTTGCAAATGGCATATTTATTCCTCTAACTGCTCAAAGTCCTTCCAGCCATATTCGTATGTGCCTATGTGCCTGATGTGCATCGATAGCTCATGGTCTACATACGTCTGAAAGCCCTCAGAACCAGCCTTGACGCAGAAATATACATCCTCACCACATACACCGTTAGAACCCCATCCAGCATCGAACCAAGGTCTACCAGTCTTCTCAAATACTTCCTTACGGATCATTACAGCACCAAACCCGACCGCTGTAACTTCCTCGATCCCCTCTTTACCGCGAGAATCTACATTCGACCACTTACGAACCTCAGTATCACCGTCCATGTACCTAGTCAAAATCTTTGCCGTAGGTGTGACAGGCTTTCTCCGAGTCGTAGCATTAACCCCAACGATAGGCACATCGCGGCTTAACATGATGTCAATGATGTCTGGTGGAAACCGCATATCGCTATCGATAAACAGCAATGCGTCACACTTTTCACTCAAAGCAACCTGCGCTAGCTTTTCCCGTTGGTCGAAAATCAGCGTTCCCGGCATTGTGTAAAGGCTTAGCCCACCTTTACCGTCCTTGCAACGAACTGACGCATCGTGTGCTGTCATCCTCGCAAAGTCGAAAGCAAAACCAGTATGAACCTCATCCCTACACGGTACGCAAACTCCTACTCTCATACAGTTC